TAGAATCAATTCGGCAATGGCTTGTTCCGCCACTGGATCAATCCCGTCTAAATTATTCATCGCAACTTGCGTATGAGCAAACCCATAATTACCCATCTTAGTGACAATCAACCCAACCGATTCCGCAAGTGTTTTGAAATTCTTATTGTGATATTGGGTGCTCGAATCACAGTCCCGAACTCCCAGATCTAAATTTCTGGAATGTACCATTTCATGAATAAGAGTCCCCAAAAAGTGGAAAGGGTCAATACTTAGATAATCGACTGAAAGGTTGATTTCACGTTTCGAGTGGTTTTGGGTGCCATCATCCCAAATTTTGTTAACTGTACAATGCCCGTATGACCCCTTGGAAGATTGTAGAGTAATTACAACAGGTTCAATCTTACCATCAAAAAGAGCTTCATTTAAGAAGTGAAAAGCCTGTTCTGTGGCTTCAGTTGCTTTTGACAAGTCACAAGCCTGAAAAGCCGGTTTGTTCTTAGTGAGGTATACAAACTTAGAACCTGTGGGTTTGAGTTTAAAGTAGTCGTTTAGCTTTTGTGCGGTTTTCATTGGGTTAGTTCCTTATATAGTTATTAACTACCTTTATTATATAGAAGAACTTGACAAAATCAAGGAAAATCGACAATTTATTTTAGATACGCAAAGCAGATAAAAGAGCATAAAAGTATACACTACCGTTTGGACTGTATAGAAAAGTGACACAAAGTTGACGTGCTAGAACCCCTTTAGAATCGCTTGTTTATCTTTATTGATACCAGTGGAAAGGGTAAATCAAACGGTACTACAGAAAGACACAGCCATCCTAATGACCTAAAATCCTCAAAATCACTTTGGCACTGATCTTGCAAGCCATTATATCAAAAGGGTTTGGCACGAATCCTGCATATCTGCCACAGTATGCAACTATCATGCCGAAATATTTTCATACATTTTGGTATGATAGTTGCATAACTGAAAAAGTTCTGGTTTAAACTCACAAACACAAAACGCCTCATAATGAGGCATAATGAAAACGCCTCATAATGAGGCATTTTAGTTATGCAATAACCGTGCCAAACTAATTTACAAATATGCTCGCGTTTGGCACGATTCTTGCAAGCGAAGCCGTGCCATTTAGTTATGCAAGAACCGTGCCAAACTAATTTACAAATGAGCCTGACTTTGGCACGATTCTTGCAAGCAAAGCTGTACCATTTAATTCACTTCATTTGTAAGCAAGTTCCGTGCCATTTGAGCGCGATGAACTGAATTAGTTTGGCACCATTCTTGCAAGTGCAAGATTCATGCCTTCAAACTGATGCAAGATTCATGCCAAACGCGACCCCACCCCCCAAGCCCACCGCCCCCACCGGGATCACAATCGGTTATACACGAAATTTTTCAAAATTTGAAAAACTCAACGTCTTTAATACTATTGCGGATTGAAAATACTGAGTTGACAAAACGGGCTTGTTTATATAGGATCTTTTTAATAATACAAAGGGAGAAAAGGCATGAAGATATGTGTAATGGGCTTTGGCCCTACAAATGATGAAGCTCCTCTCTACGATCCCGAGTGGACAAAGTTTGGCCTACCGTGGGATGATAAGTGGGAGAAATATGATCGACTGTACGAGATGCACGAAAAGAACGTTCTTGAATTATCCTCCCCGCTTATCCTAACGGAGTCGTGGGCAGGTGATCACATTAAAACTCAAGCACACCGACCTCAGAATTACTGGAAGACTCTGAAAAAGATTTCAGAAGACCCAAACAAAACGCTTTATATGCAAGAAGCGTACTGGGGTGGTGTACTACAGTATCCGTTTGAAAAAGTCATCCAAAAGACCCGTGATTATTTCATATCATCTATAACGTACATGCTCTCCCACGCCATTAGCATGGAACCAGATGAGATAGCTCTTTACGGCGTGGACTTAATGCCAGATGAGGAGTGGGACTATCAACGGGCTTGCACTGAGTATTTACTGGGACTGGCGGAGGGCCGTGGTATCAAAATTACTATTCCCGAAGGTTCCGCACTACGGAAGTTCCAATCACAACCCGTCCGTTTTGGCGCTATTTTTATAAAGTACCATGAAAGGTATGGTATACTAGGGCCGGATGAACAAAAATTTGAAAGGTGGATATAGATATGCCTAAAACGCCAACAGGAAAATGGATAAAATCTCTGCACGACACGAGTGTTGAACGCGACAGAAGAACAGCCCCCGGCTCTGGCCCACGTTTTGTAAGGCAGGGTGGGATATTTGAAAGGGATGAGCCTAGAAACGAAAACACGAAAGCAGCAGAACGCAAATTGGTTAATGCTATGCGCCGGAAGCAAGTTAGAAACCAAAATAAGAATAAAAAATAACATGAGTTTCAGAAAAATACCTTCGGAAAAAGAGCAAGCCAAAATTGATGCGGCATTTCCCTCCAAGAGAAAAGCTGGTAGGCCCAAAGGGGCTAAGAATAATACGCATGGAGGAACACCGGCTTTTGTCCCAACAGACATCCAGCGGGAAGACGTCGTTATGATGTCTGCCAATGGTATCAAGCCGATGCACCAAGCTGAGTCTCTGGGCGTCTCGATGAAGATCCTAAATAAGTATTTCAAATCCGAACTCGACTATGGGAAGATGAGGGCTAACACGCGAGTGTCCGGTGCCTTGTATGGTAAGGCTATGGAAGGGAACGTACCTGCCATGATCTTTTGGTTGAAGTCCCAAGCTGGGTGGAGAGAGGCAGATCGTCTCGAACTCACAGGGGCTAATGGCAAGAGCCTAGTTAACTTAACCGACACAGACAAGGAGCAACGTATGTTGTCAGTGTTGATGAGAGCTAAAGGCATGAAGCCTACCAACAAAGTCGATCCTGTTACAGTTGTATACGGTGAGGAGCCGGTAGAAGAATGAAACTCATAGTCATCCTGTGGATAATGAATATTTTTACATTGCAAGGCGAGAAGAACATATACAACGGAACTATTGACGACTGTCTTAACGAGGCTATTGCTTTTAACACTGACCAGCAGAACGCTCTCGCGGGATGCTATATGGAAGTAAAGAAGAGCGAACCAAATTACTAAAGGCGACCATGACGAGTTTAGATGCCCTACTGGAGCAGTATAATAACCTGCCCCCAGCAGAAAAAGCAGAAATAGACAAAATGCTTCTGGAAGATGCCACTGACGTACCGTGGCGTCCTCTTATTAATACAAAAGAGCCAGAGCAAATTACACCGCAGAAACAGGCGTATGATTCCCCTGCCGATATTTTACTATTCGGGGGTGCGGCTGGCGGTGGTAAGTCGTCATTAATGATTGGGCTGGCCCTAACCGCTCACACTAAATCTGTAATCTATAGGCGAGAAGTGAAACAGCTTGGGCCAATAGAAGAAGAGATTATTAGAATACGAAAAACGAGGGTGGGCTTTAATGGGCAATTACATCGCTTTGATCTGGGTAAGGGAAGGGCTATACGTCTTGGGGGTATGCAGTATTCAGGAGATGAGGTCGCATATCAGGGTGATCCCCGTGACCTCATATGTTTCGATGAATTAACGCAGTTCTTGGAGAGCCAATTTCGCTATGTTACTACATGGAATAGAGCAGCAGATTCGAATCAAAGATGTAGGATTGTGTGCGCGACCAACCCACCCACTTCAGCCGAAGGACAGTGGGTTGTTGACTACTGGGCACCTTGGCTCGACAGGGAGCATCCTAATCCAGCACGACCGGGTGAGCTTAGGTGGTTCATCAGCGACATCGACGGTAACGACGTGGAAGTCCCAACTTGTGAACCCATATGGCAAGACGAAGACTGGGTGCAACCCAGATCACGCACATTTATACCCTCATCGGTTGACGACAACCCTTTTCTAATCAACTCCGGCTACAAAGCCGCTCTACAAGCACTACCAGAACCGCTTCGTAGCCAGATGTTGATGGGTGACTTTACTGCTGGCGTCCAAGACGATCCGTGGCAGGTCATACCAACTGCTTGGATCGAGTTGGCACAAGCCCGTTGGACAGATGAGAAGCCTCAAGGAGTTAAGATGGACGCTCTGGGGGTTGACCCGGCACGGGGTGGTAAAGATGATTTTGTTTTAAGCCCACGATACGGGAATTGGTTCGGCCCTCAGATCGTCTTAAAGGGTGCCAGTACACCGGACGGCCCTACTGGAGCAGCTATCTGTACTACATATGTACGAGACGGCGCTCAGATGATGTTAGACATCATTGGTGGAGCAGGTGCTAGTATACTAGACCATCTCAGAACAAACGGCGCTAACGTGTACTCAGTGGACGGACGTAAGGAGAGCCACGAGCGGGACTCATCGGGCACATTAGGGTTTTTTAACACTCGTAGTATGCTGTGGTGGCGTATGAGAGAAGCGTTGAACCCAGACAACCCGAACGCAATCGCATTATGGCCTGATAGAGAGTTGAAGGTTGATCTTTCGGCACCGAAGTGGCAGTTAACCAGTCGTGGTATCCAAGTCGAGGGTAAATCGACAGAATGTAAAGACGGATTTGGTGACTTAAAGAAACGCATTGGCAGATCACCCGGAAAAGGTGACGCTGCGGTGTACGCACTGATTCCAGCTAAGAATAAAGTAGGCCGATTCAATAGTTCGCCCAAACGGACTAACTCTCGGTACAACCCACATAGAAACTGGAGACGGTAATGGCAACAAAGAAGAAAAAGTTCAATCCAGCCGGTGAAGGATTCGATATGGATTCAGCTTTAGGACATGGCATGGAACGGGATGACACGGGCCACATGGGTTCCGTAGTTCCTACTAGCTTAAAGCAGATGCAAGACCTCGGGCTACCGCAGGACAGCTACATGATTCTGAAAGGTGCAAAACACCCGACGTTCCCACTAGCGGTAGATGCGGAACTGAAAAGAGGCTTTAAAGTCATTCAACGTGGAGACAGGTTCTTCTCCGTACCACAGGATTTTCAAGAGTGACTGATCTAGTTCTCACAGACGAAGAGAAGAAAAACGGATGGACAAAAGATACATTACAGGCGTATTTTGATTCACGGGTTATGGAACAGGCGAAGATGGTTCATAAGAAAAAAGTACACAAACCAAATACTCAGCAGAGTAAATATAATCCCCACAAGTGGAGAGGATAGAATGAACATATTCCCCGGCGCAGGATGGCCCAATAACTTAGCTCAACCTGCACCATTCAAAAGCAACCCAGAGACTGTAGCCAACACTAAGGCTTTGAACTTGCGAAACGAACAGTTCGTCATCGGTCAAGCGAACAAAGACAGAAGAATAGCAGATCGTGTAGTAAGACAGGACGCGAGAGATCTGACACGTCAACAAGGACTAGCGAATACGGCTCAGAACGAGAACGCGAACTTTCAGCAGATTGAACGTCCAGAAGCTGCGACGGGCACTGGGGGAGCAGGTGGGAGTAACACAACTTCTAGTGCTGCGGGCGCGGCTCCTAAACGTAGGAGCACGAGAACAATGAGAAGAGGAAGGGGTAGACGATGAGCAAGAAAAAGAAAAAGGGAGACGACGGAAAGAGAGATGTAGTAAAAAACCCTAACACCCAGTCACAAGGTGGGACAGTTAAAAGACCGGGGGCTGGTGGATGAAAGCCATAGTAGCGTTTATGAACATTGAGGGCAAGGGCCACCCACTGGGTGGATTGCTGAAGGATAATTTTAAACATTGTATTATAGCACTCCAGTCTGAGAATGGATGGGTAGAAATAGACTATAGAATAGGAATTCCAGAGGTTCGTGTTATGGCCCCTGAAGATTTTGATCTGAACAGCCACTACCAAGATGCAGGTTATATAACAGTCGAAACAGAGCAATCCCGAAATATCAAGTTCAGTTTTAATTTGTTTTGCGGTATAATATCAGTATCTAATTGCGTAGGCTTGGTAAAAGCCATTTTGGGCGTAAAATATTTTTCTGTAACTCCTTATCAACTTTACAAGAGACTAAATAAATGAATATATTCCCCGGCTTTGGTAGTTCCCCAGCCGCGCCTCCGCCTTTACCGCCCGCCCCGCCGCCTCCGCCGGAGCGAACTGACCCGGCTATTGAGACCGCGAAAAGGGACTTGAAGGCCAGCGTGGCTAGGAGAAGAGGACGATCAGGATCAATACTAACTCAAAATACACAATCCGGCGGAAGTATATTAAATACTGATGCGTCTGGGGATAGTGACAACACTACACTAGGATAAGTTATGAAATTTAAGTGCATAGTTCCCGGTGGAGGATCACCTCCACGACCAGCAGCACCACCGCCCCCGCCTCCGCCGCCTCCGCCGCCTCCGCCGCCTCCTCCACCCGTGGAGCAGAACGTGAAGAAGGCAAGTAAGATAACTGCGGCTGGACGAAGGGGACGAACGGGTTCTCAACTAGCCTCAACGTCAGAAGACGGACTTGGCAACACTGGAGGGGGTAGTATTTCCTCTGCGAAACTAGGATAAGTATGAAACTAAAAACTCCGCAAGAGATCGTTTTGCACCACATGAAGAAGCAGGGTGCCGCTAAAAATCGGCGCTCTCAGTTTGAGGAGCACTGGGACGATCTGTCCCGTGTGCTGCTCTCCACTCGACAAGGTTTCACTCAAACCATGTCAGACGGAAACTCTCGCGTAGATGATGTCTTCGATGGCACACCTATGCAAGCGGCTCGAAGTTTGGCAAATACGGTTGGAGCTATGATCCGCCCAGAAGGGCAGACTCTGGCAGAGATCCGCGCCGAGGATGATAGCTTAAACCAGCAGGGTGAGGTGCAGGACTGGATGGGTCGATCCACAGAGATTCTGGATAGTCATATCCGAAATCCTTTGGCACGTTTCAGACAGGCCACTGGTGAGGTTGATCTTGATCTTGTGGTTATGGGCACTGGTATTTTGTATGCCGGTCTTGCTCAGTCCCAACAGAATCTTATTTTTCAGTCTGTCCATCTTAAAGACGGGTTCCCCATGTTTGATGATGAGGGCAATCCACACGGTCTTTATAGAACTAAGAAGATGTTCATATGGCAAGCTGAAATCAAGTTTGGGAGAAATAAACTTTCTAAAGAAGTACAAGAAAAGATTGCTAACAACAATTCTGATGACAAAATAGATTTGCTGTACTGGGTGGGGAACAGAGAGAATCAAATTCTCGACAACCCTATTTTTTCCAAGGACTTCCCAATCGAAGAGATCTGGATGGAGACCCAAAGCAAGCACATCATCCACGAGGGTGGTTTTCACGAATTCCCTTTTGTCATACCACGATGGGACACCTCTTCGGGAGAAGAGTACGGTCGTTCACCGGGTATGATTGCACTACCAGACAGTAATACCCTGCAAGCTATGGGTGAGACCATTCTGGTGGCAGGACAGCGACTAGCTGATCCTCCAATTATGGCACCTAACGACGGCGCCTTCCAAGAAGTTATGACTTACCCCGGAGGGATAAGTTACTACGACGTGGAGACTGCGGCATCGGTAGGTGGCAATCCATTCTTTCCTATGATCTCTGGTAATAACTTACCTGTTACGAGAGACATGCAGACGGATATTAGAAATCAGGTATCATCTGCGTTTTTCAGAAATATACTGAACTTGCCACAAGGCGGGCCACAGATGACAGCTACAGAGATCATCCAGCGTAAGGATGAGTTCATCCGAGAAGTTGGGCCTGTATTCGGGCGCTTCCAGACTGACTATAATGAGCCAATGGTTGACAGAGCTTTCAGACTGCTATTCAGAGAGAACGCTTTTGGTGAAGTACCGGAGATACTATCCGGGCAGAACATTAAGTTCCAGTTCGATCTGCCCGTGGATAAGATTAAGAAACAAGTCCAATCTGCTGCCGCTTCCGAGTGGGCGATGCAGGTGATGCAGATGGCTCAAGTATCCCCAGAGGCTAAGCATCTGGTTAACGTTGACGCACTAGCCCGGTTTAAGGCTGATGCAGCTTCTCTACCACATGAGATCCTCAATACCAAGGAAGAGGTACAAGAGAAACTTCAGGCAGAGCAACAACAACTTCAACAGATGCAGCAACTTCAAGCCGCTGATATGCAAGCCGGTATCGTTGGCAAAGGTGCCAAGGCCGCGAAAGATGCGGGTCTTATACAAGATCCTAACAAACAACCCGATCAAGGAGTTCCAGCTTAATAGGAGATTAATGGGAAAGATAAGTAGCACGGAGGCAGCAAATGTCAAATCACGGTACTGTAGAAAGTGCGATGCAAAATTTAAGTTTCAATGTGTTTGCCCGAATCACACCGCCATGTCTTGGCAGATGAAGAATGTTTTTCACAGTGGCAAAAGACACAAGGGAAAAGATGCTTGGGATAAACTTCATGCAGAAGAACTTTAACTAAAGGAGACACTCAGATGCCAGAAGGAGTAGGTTACGGATCTAATAAGAAGAAGAAAAAGGATACAAAGAGGAAGCGTCCAGATAAGAAGAACCCTCCACCGAAGTCTGAGATCAGAAGTCTGAGTAAGAAAAAAGATAAAGATGATGCTATAAGAACCCGGACGTTCAATAAGAACAAAAAAGATAACCCTATCATAAATGCTATCAACGACGACACCCAAGCAAAAAATGCGGGTAATTCGGCTGCGGACGGAAATAAGGGTGGGTTTTTCATGGGAGTTAAAGTTGGAGAAAAGAAATCTCGCAAAGGTAGATTAGACGAAGCAGTAAAACGCTCTAAGACCCTAAAAAACGCACGAAGCTGGATTAAATTTATGAAACGGACGCGGGATAAAGATAAAAAGGAAAGTGATGCAGATAAGAAAAAAGCAGGGAGCGAAAAATGAGCAAAGTCTATAACCAGCCCCCCATGCGAGATGGTGACTTCTTTAACCAAGTCGGACTTGGTGGAGGTTCACGGACTTTTAAATCAAAAGCCCCCTCCAGAAAAGAAGTAGAAAAAAGAGACAAGAAGAACTCAGAGGAAGCTAAAAAGAGAAAGAAGAAGAAGAATAAAGTTAAAACTAGAAAAAGGTATCCAAAATAGATGGCAACAAAAGGGAAAACTAAGGCGATTGAGATAACTGATGATCTAATGCTATTCGAAAGGGTGTCGAAGTATACATCCCAAATAGAACGGTACCAAGATTTTAGGGAAGTATTTCTATCTACGCCACAAGGAGAAAGAGTTCTCCGAGAGATTCTCGGTATGGGCTACGTCCTGAATGATACTACTAAGTTTAATAAGTATGGCGTGGATGAAAGTGCTACGCTTATTTCAACGGGGGAGAGGAAATTAGCTCTCGCTATCCACAAGATAGCAACTGTAGAACCCCCTCCTCCACCACCAATAAAACAAAATACGAGGCGCAAATAAATTATGGTTGAAGCAACTGAAGAAGCAACTGAAGACACTACTGAAGCAACCGAAGAAACAGAAGCCACTGAAGAAGTATCCGAGGATACTGATAGTGAATCTAACGAAGACTTAGCAGATGTTGACTGGAGATCATCCATTCAGGATGCTGATCTTAGAAAACATGCCGAACGTTTTACGACTCCCGAAGCACTGGTCAAAGCTAATCTGGACTACCGGAAGAAGGAAGGTAAGTCAGTAACACGACTGTCTGAAGACTCTTCTGATAAAGATGTAGACGCTTACCGGGAAGCTCTTGGTGTCCCTAAAGACGTGGACGGGTATGAGTTCCCCCTACAGGAAGGTCAAGAACGCACAGATTCCATGATGGACTCTGAGGACACTTGGTCTAATCTGTTCTTAGATAATAACGTTCCTAAAGAGACGGCTGACGTTTTGGTATCAGCTTTTAGAGACGAGATTATGAAGATACAGGGAATGTCAGCAGAAGCGGATGACAAGTATGCCGCAGATGCAACAGCAGCCCTTAAATCCGAGTGGAAGGACGATTACGATAAGAACCTCATCTTTGCCGCTCGAGCCAGTGAAAAGCTCCTTGGTGACGACTACGAGGACGCTCGTTTCATGGAAGATAAATCAGGCCGGTACTTACTCGACAATCCTATCATGGCTAAAATGTTCGCCACTTTGGGCAGACAGATGGGCGAAGGAAATTTAGGAAGCGTCGTAACGGATGGAGAACGTGACACCTTGATGCAGAAAGCTAATGACTTTAGGCAAAAGTCGAAGGACTCTCTCGCTAAAGGTAACACGTCAGAAGCTAACAAGTTTGCTGCGAAGGAACTGGAAGTTCTTACCGTGTTAAATGGTAGTGATCCAGTTGTCGGGACAGACGGGAGACAATTTTAAATGAGTCATCAGAAGAGCGGTACTTTCACGGAAGACGGGAGAGTCTTTGTAGTCAACACTGCTGGGTATAGTTCGGGAAGAGGCGCACTTAGCGCCACCCGATCAAAGAAGAATCGTAAAAACCCAAAGCCTAAGAGCTTCCCTAATACAGAGGATGGCTTTATTGCGGCGGAAAACGAATCTCGACGACGCTCTTCTGAGACTGATGATGTAAGGCAGAAAAATTCTGAGGGCAGGAAGGGAGCGGCTAACTTTAGCCGTGTCCCTCACCATAATAAGCATCTTTCCAAAGGGGACGAAAAAGAAGCCCGAAAAAAGTATCGGAAGCGCCAGAAGGAAAGAGCGGAAAAAGAAAAGAAGGAAGATAAAAAAAGTTGACAGAATAGGCTTATGTTTGGTATCATTATAGTTTAGATGGACTCCCTTAATCGGCCCCATCACATAGCAGGATACATTACCAATGCCCCATTATGGTTATAGAGACCGGCCTCTTCGCAGACTTCCCGGTTTAAAGACCTCTTATGGCTTCCAGCGGGATGTAAGTTTAATTTTTTTACTACTCTCACATGGAGGCTTAAATGTCTACCTCAATTAACAATGCGTTTATCACTCAATACGAGCGAGACGTACATGATGTATTTCAGCGAGATGGTTCAGTGCTTAAACCCACAGTCCGTTTCAAATCTGATGTAGTTGGATCTGTTGCAACCTTTCAAAAAATCGGAAAAGGTACCGCTACCACAAAAGCTCGACACGGTACTATCACTCCGATGAACCAAACTCACACCGCAGTTTCTACCACGCTGGCTGATTTCTATGCTGGTGACTGGGTAGATAAACTCGACGAAGCCAAGATCAACATTGACGAGCGTATGGCTATTGCTCGTGGTGGTGCTAAAGCTCTCGGTCGTAAAGTAGATAGTCAATTGATGACTATTCTCGATTCAACCTCTCAAACAACAGTAACCATAACAGTTACTACTTCTGCTCAAGTTCGTAACGGACTTCTCGACATGATCGAAGCCATGATCGTTAATGACGCTTATGAGCCGGGTAACATGTATGGTGTTATGTCCCCCCATTTATGGGCGGCTGCTTCTACCATTACAGAGTTCGCCAGTTCCGACTATATCGGCGGTGACGGACTCCCTTTCAACACTGGAGCACCCGTAGGGATGTTCAAACGTTGGGGTCAAGTTCTTTGGACGGTACATTCAGGAGTCCCGAACGTCGGCACTTCTACTTCCAAAGTCTTCATCTGGAATAAAGATGCTGTTGGATACGCGGCTGGTAAAACTCCTGCAAATCTGGCTGGTGCCGGTAAAGAATCATCTGTCGGCGCAGACATCACTTGGCATGGCGACCGTGCGGCTCACTTTGTGAACCACGCGATGTCCGGCTCTGCCGTATTAATTGATGATGCTGGTGTTATTGAGGGAACCCTCAACGATACAACGGCAATCCCAGTCACTTAATTTTTCGGGGGCTTTTATTAGCCCCCGGATCTTTTTACTTTTTACAGAGGACTTTATCATGGCATATGTACCGGGAAATTTAGTCCAGCTTAATGACGGGAATGGCTACGCCACTTACCGTTATGACAGTCTGGAAGCCCATACTCTCGTGGACATCGACGGTTATTTTAACAACGCCGACGATGACCTGAATCTTAAAGCAGGGGATATTATTCTCGTAGTGGACTGGGCAACCGCCGTTCGCACGGGAACCATCTCTACATGGGGTTGGCTCATGGTTATGGCGGTTAGTGCCGCTGGTGTTGTTGATCTAGCTGAAGCATTGGCTGGCGTAGTAACCAACACTGACTAACTGATTTCTGGTAACGAAGTTCGCTTCGTTACCAGATTTTATATCTACCAAAACAGGAGAACTGCATGATTAAGGCGAGAACTAACAACCTCAATAAGCCAGAAGATGGTAACTACGGGAAAAACTTCAACTATATCTGCAAAGACCACGACGTAAAGACGTGTTTTAAGCCCGGATTTTTTGATACTCTAACGGGTAACTTCATGGCTGGCGACACTATACGATGCCTGAAGATTGAAAAAGAACGGGTTTTAGCTATGTGCGACGGGATTGTTCTCGAAACGCGGGTGAACGGCAACGTTAGAACCGTAGATTTTAGAGCTACAAGCGAAGTGGTAGATTTTTCTGAAAGCCTGAGCCTCGAAGAGCCGGAAGAAAATACTCCCGATGCCCCTAAATATATCAAGGAAGATGGCACTGTCAAGTGGAACCTCGGCAGGAAGGTCTATCAAGTTGTAGTTAAGGGGGAAGTAGTTTACGAGACAACCGAAAAACAATTGGCACAACAAATAGCTCGTGGTGATCAGCCTGTTCCGGTCGCTGCATAAGGAGTAAGCATGGCAAGTGAGACCGATATCGCTAACGTGGCACTACGCCTAGTTGGTGGAACTCGAATAACATCCCTTACCCAAGGCACACCGAACGCAAACGCTGTTCAGGATCTATATAGCATTATACGCGACGAGTTGATGGAGTTCCCTTGGAACTTTGCCACGAAGCGTGTACAGTTAGCTAAATCCACTACAGCCCCTAGTTTCGGCTACGACAACGCCTTTTCGCTCCCAGCGGACTGGATTTTCACTATATCTGTTCACGATAATGACGCTAGTTCTGGCACTATGGACTATCGTCACGAACAGGTTGGGTCGCAAAACGTAATCGTAACAGACGTGGAATCTGCATATTTGGTTTACACATACCAAGAACAAGATCCGAATATTATGACACCGGCCTTCAGAAGAGCGTTAGCCTCTGCATTGGCTCGTGACTTGGCTATTACTGTAGCCAATTCCAATGTACTAGAAGATCAGCTTGGAAAACGTGCAATCAAAGATTTAGCCAGAGCTAAATCACTGGATGCTATGGGTTCATTCCCTGAACCCCGCCCAAGAGGCTCGTGGGCAAATTCCCGTAACCGCTCTGGTTCTGGGTACTCTAACTAATGCCAAAAGTACATCCGCTAACTCCATCCATGAATACGGGGGAACTATCCCCTAGATTGTCTTCTCGGGTAGACTTTAATAAATACCCCAGTGGCGTGGAGACGCTAGAAAACTTTATTGCTCTACCGGAAGGTGGAATTCAGCGCAGGTCTGGAACGCGATTTGTTGCGGCTACTAAGACCGGGGCTACAGTCAAATCACGCCTAAAGAAGTTTGAATTTTCAACTACACAAAATTACGTCTTGGAGATGGGCGCTGGTAACATGCGCTTCTACCGGAATCAGGGTCAGATAGTAGTTCCTAGCATAACAGCGGGAATAGCTAATGGCACGTTCACATCAGGTATTGCTTCTTGGACAGATAATTCCGGTGCGGGCTGTTCTATTACCTACGACTCAGGCAATAAGAGACTTAACTTAGTTTCCAACGGAACAAACAATGCGGAAGCCGAACAGCAGATCACAAACTCTTTAGCCGCAGAACACATACTACAATTTCAGGTTATTGGTGCTCCGGGCGACTACGTTCTTTTCAGTGTGGGGACAGCCACTGGGGGGACACAGATTGTCGATACTTTTACTGCTGAAGTAGGTTATCACGGGTACTCTTTTACAACTACGGCAGCAAATTTCTTCGTAAGATTTGAACAAGAACTTGGAAAGACTGTCCAGATGGACAACATCGCACTCTTGGATGACGAACCTATGGAGATTAAAACTCCATATGCCGAGGCGGATCTTTACGAAATAGAAGGGCCACAATCTGCTGATATTTTGTATATGTTTCACGGGTCTTACCCAACATACAGATTAGAACGACGAGGTAACACAACGTGGTCTCTTATTGAAGTCCCGTGGCAAGATGGCCCGTGGCTTCAAGAAAATTCTACGGCAACAACTATGAATCCGTCGGCGGCAACAGGGTTTGGTATAACTGTTACGGCGTCTACCATAGCAGCAGTTAACGGCGGGGTAGGTTTTCAATCAACTGACGTGGGCCGGTCGATCAGGATAAGCGACTCAAGCCCAGTTAATTGGGGATGGGGGGTGATCACCGCAGTGGGAAGTACGACATCTGTTACGGTAGATGTCGAAAGAACATTCGGAACAACTACCGCAGAAACTAAATGGAGGCTTGGCTCATGGTCAGCGAACACAGGATACCCATCAACAGGAGCATTTTTTGAGCAGAGACTATACGCAGCAGGGAACACGAATCAGCCGCAAACATTCTGGGCGTCGCAGACGGGGGACTTCGAAAACTACGCACCTGATAGCGACCCAACATCAGGAACTTGGGATGAGACTGTGGAAGATGACGACTCTCTTGATTTCTCTATCAGTGCTGATAATGTTAATGCTATCAGATGGATGTCTGCGGGGGAGGACACTCTGTCCATCGGCACAACCGGCGGTGAATGGATACCCTCTTCTACGGGATCTGTCATAACCCCATCCGATATTACAGTAAGACGACAGACCACACATGGATCTGCACAGATTGCACCTGTCCGAGTGGATAATATCGTGTTATTCGCTCAGAGGGCAAAACGCAAGATTAGAGAATTTGGCTTTACCTTTGAGACTGATGGGTACCAAGCGTTCGATATGACTCGCTTGGCTCAGCATATTACTCAGAGTGGCATCGTAGAAATGGATCACGCAGAAGAGCCTGACTCACAGGTTTGGGTGGTACGAGGCGACGGTCAGCTTCCTTCCATGACGTTTCGAAGGCAAGAAGACGTCGTAGGATGGGCAAGACATATACTCGGGGGAGCATTTTCTACCGGAGACGCAGTAGTAGAGACAGTAGCTATAATCCCCGGTGCTAGTGCTGTTGGACAAACACACGACTCAACTTCACGAGATGAGGTTTGGGTACAGGTTAAGAGAACCGTAAATGGTGCCACAGTCCGATACATAGAATTTTTAGAGCGGCAATACGATGACGATCAGGACGAAGAAGATGCTTTTTACGTTGATTCTGGCCTTACCTACGACTCATCCTCCACGTCTACCCTCACAGGACTAGCCCATTTAGAGGGTCAGCAGGTCAAAGTGTGGGCAGATGGCGCACTACAGGCCGATAAAACTGTCGCCAGTGGAAGCATAGCCCTAGATATCCCCGCTTCGGTTGTACAGGTTGGGCTAGGATACACTCACAAGCTCAAAACTCTTAAAATTGAGGGTGGAAACCCATCAGGAACTGCCGTAGGTAGAATAAAGAGAATCAACGGGATTACATTCGTAGTCTTGTTCAGTCACACCATTGAATACAAGGTTGACGAGAACTCCGCTTTTATTAAATCAGACTTTAGAGACGTGTCTGATCCGATGGATTCGGGAACCCCCATATTCACAGGCGAACATTTTGTAGAACTAGAGGGAAATTGGGAGTCAGACCCACGGCTATGGGTACAGAGCGACGATCCAAGTCCGTTCACACTTTTGGCTATCGCTCCCGAGGTTAAAATCAACGCATCTATATAAGACAAAATAGGCGACATTATGTTAAGATATATTGACTGGCCTGATAGGTTAAGTGGCTTCCTAAAGAAAAGACACAACACCCCCTTTACATGGGGAAAATCAGACTGTTGTTTGTTCGCATTTGATGCCGTTCAAGTCATAAACGGATCAGATCCAGCCCATTTTTTTAGGGGCAAGTACAGTACGATGAAAGAAGCGTTTAAACTCATAAAGAACTTCTCAGGTGGTGGCGTTGAAGAAACTGTGGAACAGATTTTTGTGGATATGGGATGTAAGCGTGTTTCTATGCGGGACGCGAATTCGGGCGACGTGGTGCTCATGGATGTCGAAAATGTGCACCCGGAAGCACATGGATTGACCGCTGGGATTGTGTACGATAAAACGATGGCTATAGCCCAAGGCACAAATGGGCTGGTCTACGTCGATAAGCCTAACATTAAGGCGGTGTGGGCAATATGAATAACGATAACGCACAAATTTCAAACTGGCCTGTCGTCACAGGATGTCACAGGGTATCAGAAGGTTGTAATAGCTGTCCGTCCTACTGGGAGTACGAAGCTGAAGGAAAAAGCTACGAACCCGTAGAACACCCGACAGTACTGGATATCCCGCTGTTAAATTCCGAACCAACCCACTACGAAGTGGCTTTTGGCTCGGACTTATTTCATGCGGACGTAACGCTTAATTTTCAGAAATTAGTTTTTGAAGTGATGAACAAAGCCGACTGGCACACCTTTTCAGTTGGGACAAAAAGAATCGGTCGAGCACTGATCTACAGTTCATCCCTCAAATGGTCAGACAACATCGTATGCACCGTACCTATCGAGTCTGGTAAGTATGAGTGGAGAATTGATTTGTTGAGACGTATGCCAGCTAAAACAAAAGTCATTTCTATAGTGCCTATTCTTGGGCCATTTAGTAGTGACTTAGATTTAAGTGGCATAGATGCGGTAGGTGTAAAAGAAGAAACGTGGGGTTATAAAAGACCCGCCGATCCCGCATGGAAAAAAGATATTCAGCGTCAGTGCTTAGAACAGGAAGTGTCCTTCGGTGACACCGCACTGACATACGTTAAAGAGGGGCAGGAGCAATATGCAATCTAAACATCTAAATGATTTCTGGCCTTGTCCAGAGGTCGAAACTATATTCAGTAACTGTTACTGCTTCGGTGCATTTGCTACTGCGGGATTTACGACGGCAGCTATAGCTGCAAATATAGCTGTGGTAGGAACTGTTGTCAGCACCATAGGTGTTATTTCAGCGGGACAGAGTGCTGCGGGTAATGCGAGATTTAAAGGCCAAGTGGCTGGACAGAACGCCGAACTGGCACGACGCGACCAAGTAAGATCAGAACAGCAAGCTAAGATCGACGAGGATGATTTCAGACGCCAAGCCAGTAGAGAACTAGCAGCCCGTTTTGCTAGTGGAGGAGCTACTGGAGTGCTTCTTAATGAGGGGTCGTTTAGCTCTATTCAAAATCAAATAGCTGGAGAAGATGAATTAAATGCTCTGCGTTTGAGAAACCAGTTTGCAGTAAGAACTTCCGGCTTCGGATTAGAAGCTCAGAACCAAACCGCACAGGCGGGATTGTTTGGAGCACAGGCTAAACAAGCTGGACAGAGTGCTGCGTTTAGTGCGGGGTCACAACTTTTTAGTGGTGCAAGTAGCATCGCAGGAGGATTTAAAGGCACTAACCAGTTCGCCAAAGCTCCTAAACCAGCGGGCGGGGCTAGGAAGACGTTCTCCTTTGGCAAATAAACTTTACATCCACCAAACTAATAGAGAATAACTAATGACTGAATTTACCTTCGCTGGTGAAAGAGCTAACAGAAACCAACGTAATCGGAATATAAATACACCAGAAGTATCACAGCAGAGGACTAATACCTCCGTTAGATCCGGCGGAAGGGTCAACCTGACATCCAATTTAAAGGGGCCGGGAGAAGCAATCGCAGGTATCGGGGCTAAGATTTCCGCAGAGGCTGATCGTGTATTTGCACAGGATGCAAAAGATAGAGCCGCAAATGATGCGGAGATTCAAAAAAGTCTTAACGCACAGGATGAGAGCATACGAAAACGCCGGGTTTCTGTAGCTAGATCCATAGGGCAAACCAACTACGAGAAAACCGCAAATGAGAAATTCAATGCCTTTCGCGTAGACCCTGAAGCAACAAATCCCGAGAAAATTCAGGAATTCGTGGATGGGCTGAACGCAGAAGCGCAGCAGGCGGAAAGCGAGTTTCTCAAACAGTACGGAGATCCAGAACAGTCAGCAAAATTTTTTCAAGAAAACTTGAACGTAAATCGCAGCTTTGCAGCTACTCTTAACAAACAGGCAGTGGTTGAACTGGACAACAAAGTTCAGGGCCAGATCAGTTTGAAGGTCAATGAAATTCGTGAGAGGGTTAAAAAAGACCCCTCCTCGTTTCTGGCTGAGATATCTTCTCTCGATAAAGTCTTGCGTGTATTCGAAGATCAGCTAGATACGGAAAAATTCCGGGCGGTGGAAGAGAGCACACGGGACGGCATTGCCGTTGACGCCGTAGATTCATATTTAGACAGCGGGGACATGGTTAAGGCCGAAGAATTTCTCAATAATCCCCACCTATCTGGGATGTTTAAAAGCCCATCTACTATTGACGCATTTGAAGCGCGAATAGAAAGACTTCGAAAAGAGCCGCCACAACTGGTGTACGATGCAGAGTTTAAAAATAAAGATGGAACTAAGGGTGCCAACGTATATATGCCTAAAAGTTTGTCGTTTGGCTACCCCGAAGCTAAAAAGGACACGGACGCTGAGAAGAAGGGGCAACTTGCGGATGCACTCATTCAGAGAATAGCCGACATCCCAAAAAACATTGTTGGGGCAGAACGGCAAGCTCGTATAGACCAGCTAACACGCATTTTCAGTGGTAGCGGGGTAACAGTTAACAACCAGATGGGGACAGACCCTAGAAACGTAGGAGCAGTTGAAACAGAAAAAGCTCGATCCAAAAAAGACATTACATTCGAAGAGACAATTACTAACAGAGCACGAATAGCTACAGAGACACAAGTATCGACCGCTCAGATACTAAACGTTCTGGAGGCAGGGAGTGTCACCACTGGTACCGCCGCCGATTTTCGTGTTGGAATTGGTAAGATGTTTGCGCTGTTCGGAGTTGACCTCAGTGGAATAGATCTTATCGGCAACCCGGCTGCAGCTGAGATACTTGACCGTGGCGAAGCTGCTTTGACCTTGAACATTCTTGACGGGCTTAAAGCTGGAAGATCCTCTCAGCAGTTGATACGAGTGGCACAGCAGGTTGTACCGGGACTGGCTCTAACGCCTGAAGGAAATATATTCGTCGCTAGGATTCTCAATAAAATTGCTGATCGGGACATTATGATTGCAGAAATGCGCGATGAGTTTCTAGCAGACCCTCTGAACGAGCGTCGCCTGTCACCTTTTAACAGGCCTTCGTTTGACTCCAAAATTACTCAACTGGCGAAAACTGAACCAATTTTAGACGCTGAATTCCTCGAGGAGATGAAAACTGTAGTGGCCCGATCCCCAAAATCGTTTTCTGAGGTCATCGCAGACTATCGTAAAAAGGAAGAATCGTCCGCAGAACAAGTACCTCCGGCGGCGTTTCCAACAACTCCGGCAGAGGTTAAGAATTACATGGAAACTAATCCCAACTGGCGCAAGCTCCCACCGGAGCAAATACAAAATATACTGGATTTGTCCCGTGGCAAGGAGATTTCTCCCGAGGACGCCCAAAAGCCCATCCAAAGAGGTCTCGTTGAAGACCCAGTGGATCAAGAAGCCGATGACATAGCCGAGGCAGTTGGGAGTGTTACTGTCGAAGATGCGAGTGTTCTAGTAGAAGATTTTGTGAAAGCTAACCCGAACATGACACTGAAAAACATCGCCGAAATGGGCGAAGATTTTTTTCCAGCCAATAAGTTCGGAGACGAATTTAGAGACGCAGTAAGATCATTTTTAAAAAAGGATAAAAAGTGACACAAGTACCCATAAATCCTACAATTGACCCAAAAAAAGAGCCAGCGGCCCCCGAACGCTTGGTAGAAGTTGTTGAGGGGACGCCAAAAAGAACCGAGTCACAGACTCAAGTACTGGAGGGCATCGAGTCAATCCCCGGACATCTCGCTGATGGCGCTATAAGTTTGTTCAACACCGCAAAGGACGTTACTTCCAGTGCGGTCGATGTGCTCGTCGGACGTGACTCAGCGGATGAACCGGATGAGGAAACTCAGTCTATGATCGAGGAGATCGAGAGACTAAATCAAAACCCTATTTCTGACCCTAGCAGAGATGCAATGGTTGCGGAAATTGAAGCTCTTAACCAGATAGACAGTATAAATAAAGCTGAACCCGAAGAGAAAGACATAATAGACAGGGGACTCGAACGGATGTTTGGGACAGATGTCCCTAATGACCCGATCCCTTTTAGTCGGGCAATGCTTACGGTGGGCGGGGGATTTGTCGGCGGTATAGCAGGGGCCGAAATTGCTGCACCTTTCGGCCCTGTGGGAGTGGCAACCGGATTTGGATTAGGTTCTATTGCTGGTGCTGTGGTGGGTACGGTAGCCCCAGAGCGCATACAAGACTTTGTGGACTACTCGGGACTTTCTATATTTAAAGACTTTAATTCGGAGAATTTCCCCCTACTCGCCCCCGATGATCTGGAGATTGTTCTTACGGGAGAGGCTATTTTAGAAGCCGCCACCGGGGGGGCTTTAGCGGTAGCCCGATTTACGACCAGAGGTTTGACTCGTGGAATATTGGGAGTAGGGGAAGAAGAGACCGCTATAGCCAAGAGAGCAAAAGAAAGGGGTGTTGATCTATTCCCGATCCAGCTTAGTACGCGAAAAATTCCTAGAGGTTTTATAGTTGTATTTGGAAAATTTCCTCTGCTTTCGGCACCGTTGGCAAAACAAGGTGCAAAGACTGATTCACAGTTTGCTTCCGCACTGCAAGGGCTTCCGATTATACTAGCTCCGGTTCAGCGTACCGCTGACGAACTTGGCGTTAAGATGTTCCGAGAGGCTAAAAGTCTAGCGAAATCTCTTGCAAATGATTTTAATCGTAGATACGACGAAGTATTCGCAATGGCTAAAGCAGCCAAGGTAATAGTACTCCCCAAACAACTTACAAGTCAGGGGTCACGAATAATTCATAGGCTGATAGCGGAGACCCCACGAGTCCTCGACAAAAAAACCGGGAAGCTGGTAGCAGGAAAAATATCTGCTGAAAAACAGGGTGTCATAGATTACATAAAGGCACACATATTGCCGATGAAAAACGTACCGCAGAGCTTAGTACAGATGGACGCCGCTTTAAAAGACATGAGTGCCTTTATAAGCGGTTTAGAACCTGCACAGCAAAAGTTTGCCAGCAAGCTCATGCTCAGTTTGCGTCAGAATGGCATTAAAGACATGATGAAGAATATGAGGGGCAAGAACGCAGGGGCTATCACCCAACGGCTGAAGGCTATTGATAATGACTACTCCGTAACTATGACAGATATTTTAGAGACGTCGACCGCAAAAAACTTCGCTACATTTACGCGAAAAGGGTTGAGAGCTTCCGTAGGAGACCCTGTTACGAGAACTCCTATTGATACGCTGGCAGATAAAATACTTCATCTACGAAGCCCGCAAAACATAAACGATATATACAAACTCGTAGGTGCAAAAACTTACGCAGAAATATCTGCCAAGGTTATTCGGCAGGGTGTGGAATCAGCCATGACAGATTTGGGGTTCACAGTGGGATCAAGGTTTGATGTGAGAAAATTCTCCGCCCACTTTGGCTTAGGCGACCCTCTCGGGGGCAAATACCAAACCGTCAAAAAAATGCTCGAGAGGAACAAGGGTGGGTTGAAGATAACCGATTTGGAGAAATTAGCAGAAGCGGGGAAGGTTATTGAAGGTCTGGACATCCCCAGTGCCGCGAGTTTTGTTCTAAGACGAACGCTATTGGGCGGAGTACATTCCTTTTTAGGCAGTATCGTACCGGGCGCCGTAGCTGGCGGAGTTGCGGGAAATAGGAAGATTTTTACATTGCACAACTTAATGGCGGCTGGAATGTTTCTTTTTGGGGGTCGCGGATTTATCTCTGCCGTGTCCAACCCATTGACATCCCAGCTATTAAGGGACGTCATGTCCGAAGAGGTCAGTGATCTCGTTCGACGGGAAGCATGGGTGAAATTCATGAGATTATCTACGGAGCTAACTTTTGGAGATCCTGACCCTGTGACAGACGCCGCTTTCAGGCTCTTACCTGACAGCACAAAAGTTAAGACGCAAATGCAAGGTGCCGTAGAAGTGATAATAGGCTCTCTGGACGCCCAGATAGATCAATAAGGTTGAGTTTAAACCGCAATAATGGTATCATAGAGCCTGAAAAGGCACAATAAGGATAGAATATGACCCTTACCGCAACAACAAATAAAGTAGCCTACGCCGGAAACGGTTCCACAACCAGTTTTGCAGTGACTTTCATCTATTGGGAAGACACTACAGTAAAGGTTATCCTGTCTAATAACGCTACTGGCGTTGAAACGACGTGGGTAGATGGCACCCAATACACTCTCTCAGGCGGTGATGGCGCTGTTGGTACGCTAACAGTTGATACCAGTCCTACAGATTATACACCTGCCTCCGGTGAAACACTAACAGTTAAGAGTAATCACCCAGATACGCAGACCTCTTCCTTACCTCTGGGTGGAGCATTTCCATCCACCACGGTAGAAGACAGATTTGATAAGAACGTCCGTCTGGTACAGCAGGTTCAAGAGGAAATAGACAGGACGATTAAGTTCCCTGAAAGTTCAGCAACTTCTGGGGTCTCTATTACGGATCTGGTGGCTTTAAATGTCCTCCGGGTCGATTCAGCCGGTACGGGCATAGAAAATGTCTCGTTGTCCGATCTAGCTCTGGGTATTTATAGGGGTAATTGGGCGGCATCTACAGCTTATGTAGTTCGAGACATCATCAAAGACACTTCCAATAGCAATATATACCTCTGTCTTACAGGACATACCTCTAGCGGGGCACAACCAGTATCGAGCAACACCGACGTTGCTAAATGGGCACTAATTGTCGATGCAGCCGCAGCCGCCGCATCCGCCGCTGCCGCTGCTACCAGTGCTACTGCTTCTGCTACAAGCGCAACGGCCTCTGCTACAAGCGCAACTGCTTCAGCAAGTAGTGCTAGTACGGCTAGTACACAGGCATCTAACGCTTCTACTTCTGCTTCGACAGCCAGTACACAAGCATCTAATGCTTCTACTTCTGCTTCGACAGCCAGTACACAAGCTACCAATTCTGCTAATTCTGCTACGGCTTCAGCCACAAGTGCCACAGCAAGTGCTAGTAGCGCAACAGCATCAGCAGCTAGTGAGACTAACGCAGAAGCATCAGCAGGAGCGTTAGCTTGGAAGTATACTTTTGATAACTCTACTAGTATGGCTGATCCCGGCACAGGTGATTTTAGATTAGATAACGCTACTCTAGCTTCAGTTACTAATATAGCTATTGATGCAACATCAGCAGATACAGGTAATCCAGATGTATCAGACTTGATTGCATCTATAGACGATGGTACAAATAGTACACATGAGGGGTATGTCTTCCTTCGCAAGTCTGGTGCCCCTGCTACTTTTATGGCCTATAATGTAACGGGTGCCGTAGTAGATAATACTGGCTGGCTTCAGATTCCAGTAAGTCACGCAGCTAGTGGCGGTAGTTTAACTAACGCTGATACACTGTATATTTCATTTGCTAGAAGCGGTAATGTAGGTGCAACTGGTTCAACTGGCCCAACTGGTTCTACAGGCTCTACAGGTTCTACTGGCTCACAAGGCCCACAGGGTGATCCCGGTGAGGCAAGTAATGGTTTCGTAATTGCAATGGCGGTTGCCCTAATGGTATTCAATTTAGTTTAAGGAGTAACAAATGGCACAGGATTTTGAAAGACACATTAACCGTAATACAGGTACAGGTGCAGTTACCATATTTACTAGCAACAGTGACGATACTGTAGTTGGTATACGTTGCGCCAATGTAGCAGCTAGTAGCATTAATGTAGATGTCTATATAGTAAACGGTGGTAACAATTTCTATCTTATAAAAGGTGCGCCCATCCCAGTCGGATCGGCCCTAGAATTAATTGACGGAGGCTCTAAGATCATACTACAAAGTGGTGACGCTTTAACTGTGATCTCAAATACAGCTAGTAGTTTAGATACTGTAGTTTCACGCATTGATGCAATCAGTACTTAGGAGATAACATGGGATACATAGGGAACGAACCAGCAGAAAAGTACAGTGCGTTGACTCAACAGACCTTCAGTAGTCCGACAGGCACAAATTTTGTTTTGTCTACGTCTGTTACAAACAGCATTGATATCGCACTTTTTATTGACAATGTGAGGCAAGACCCAAGTTCGTATACGGCTGTTGGCACAGCATTAACGACTAGCACAATTAGCAGTCCAAGTACTATGTACTGCCTGTACATTGGGAAAACAGTAGAGACAGTTTCACCTTCCGCGGGAAGTGTTGATTCGAGTCACCTAGTAGCTGGTTCTGTTGATGATAGTCATATTGCGGCTATGGCGGCAAGTAAATTGACTGGAACCATTACTCCATCAGATGATGTTGTAACCCTAGCTAAGATGGCTCCCGGTACAGACGGTAACATTATTAGTTATGACGCTTCTGGAAATCCAGTGGCTATTGCAACGGGGAGTGACGGGCAAGTTTTAACTTCTACTGGTGCTGGTAGTCCTCCTGCTTTCGAGGCTGCTCCCGGTGGTGGTCTGGTTTTTATTGCAGAGGTTAATGTAACAAGCGGTGATGCTGCTGCCAGTTTCTTGACCAGTTTTAGTGCTACCTATGATGACTATATTGTATATTTTGACAATATGCAGGTTGCAACTGACACGGCTATAGGTTCAGTTAGAATTGCAATAGGTGGAGCAGCGAAAACCGATTCTACCTATGCTTACGGTCAATCTGGATTAAATGAGGGAGGAAGTGAGGTTTATGGGGCGAATACTGCGTCTGCTTTATATCGACTGTCGGCTGGCTCATGGGGCAATCAAGCAACTGAAGTTGGTGCTGGGTGGGTAACTTTTCATGGTGTGAATGCAGCAGTACAGAAACACCTCAACTCTTTTACATCATTTATAGACTCAAACACAACTTATGTGGGGTCTTACGGAGGCTGTGGGTATCAAGGGGCGACTACTGCGTGGTCTGGCTGCCAGTTTCTGACTAATGGTGGAAATTTAATATCTGGTAACTTTAAACTTTTTGGAATAAAGAACTCATAATATGGCTAGATTCGGTAGATCACCAGAGGGGCTAGTACCCTTCACAGCAGAAGAAGAAGCTGAAGCAGATGCAAGAGAGCAGGCGTGGGCAGATGGCACTGTTTCACGGAACGCTTCCCATGAAATACAAAGATTAGAATCCACAATAACCCAAAGACGCATCAGGGCGATGACAACAGTAGCAGGGGCTAAGTGGGTTGATGATGTAGAGAAACTCATAGCCATAGAGAGGGCTAAGTTATGACCCAAGAAATACGCATACCAGTCTCCAAAAACCGGAATAGAGGATAACAAATGGCCTACATAGGAAGAGGAATAAATTCAGGTGATGCGGTCTCGGATCACCTTACTGGTAGCGGGGCAACGGTATATACGCTCACGCATGACACCACTACTCACGGGGTAGTTTTGACCCTTGATGGTGTTGTTCAAAGGAACGCGACAGACTTCACAATTCTTGGAACACAGCTAACTTTTACTACTGCCGTATCCTCACCTATTGCGATACAAATTATTTACACTGGACTTACCCTTTCAATTGGGACTCCGGGTACTGGCACTGTTGGCATTGCTCAGCTTAGTGCAACTGGAACACCTACTTCATCATTAGCTCTTAAAGGTGATAACACTTGGGGAACTGCTGGTGGCCCAAGCCTTGGTGCAGATGCAATCATACGGACAAATGCGAAGGTCATTGCTGCTAACATCACTTTCTTAGGATCTGAGAACGGAATGACTGCTGGCCCAGTAACAATTAATAGCGGAATTACCGTGACCGTTACAAGCGGTTCAACTTGGACTATAGTTTAAGAGGATAATATGGCTTCTACTTTAAAGATAGATACATTAACAACTCCAGATGGTACTGGGAATATAACGTTTAGCAGACCTATAGTAGCTGATGGGGCGGCTCTTACAAATCTTCCTGCTGGGAGTGGATGGAATTTTGTGAGTTCCGCAACCGCTTCAGGTTCCGCATCACTGGCTTTTACAAACATGATCGCAGGGTACGATTATGAATATGTGTTCAATAGCTTAGTGTCTGCGAGTAACACGGTAGAACTCAATTGCCAACTTGGGGTGTCTGGCCCTACATATCGTACCAGTGGATACGCGATGCAATGCGTTGGGGTGAACACTTCCGGGACATCCTATTCAACTGAAGAAACAGATTCGTTTGTAATTGTTGGCCCCGGTGAAGGTATGGGTACGGGAACAGATGAAGGTTTAAGGGCAGGGTCTTTTACCTTGTCCGACCCTGCAACTTCATCAACGAAAACAGGAGCATATGGTTTTGTTGCGTTGTTTGGTGCGTCACCACAGCCCAATCCTCAATGGGTAACAGGTTTTTATCAAGCGACGGCAGAGGCAAATGTGGCCTGTCGATTTCTTTGTTCAAGCGGGAATATAACTTCTGGGACAGTGTACCAATATAGAAGGAGTTTATCATAATGCCTCGACATAATATGACATCTGATGGGCCAATACCATTTACAGCACAGGAAGAAGCTGACAGGGATACGCAAGAACAGGCGTGGCAAGATGGGGCTGTAGTTCGCAATGCCAGACAAGAAATTGCGAGATTAGAAAGCCAGATCACAATTAGACGGATTCGTGAGGCATATTCTGATTCCACATGGATGGATGCACAGGAAGCTCTAATAGTCATAGAACGGAGTAAATTATGAGCGAATTAGCAACCAATAAAATATCTCCGGTTACGGGTACTACAGTAACCCTTGGAGATAGCGGAGATACATTTACTATCCCTAGTGGCGCAAATATAACTAATAGCGGAACTGCTACAGGGTTTGGTGGTGGTAAAGTTGTACAGGTAGTTAATGTACTGGTAGATGCACGAACAACTATGACACAGCAATTTTCGCATGACGATACAATCCCACAGAATACAGAAATGACACAAATTATGTCTTTAGCAATTACCCCTACAAGTGCCTCTAATAAATTAATAATAGATATTTTTGCGATCTTATGCAACACGGCCCAAGATAGAGTGCTTTTAGGTTTATTCCAAGATTCTACGGCAGGAGCATTAAATGTTGCGGTTGATTGGCACGCTGATGCTAATACTGCCACTCCAGTCTTATTAAAGCACTACATGGCAGCAGGAACCACATCATCTACCACTTTTAAAGCATACGCTGCACCAGACACAGCAGGAACATTACACTTCAATGGCTCCTCGGTAACGGATAAATTTGGTGGAGTAATGATTTCCTCAATGACAATAACGGAGATATCAGCATGACAGTAACAATAAATGGAACGGGTACTATTGCCGGATTGAGTGTAGGTGGTTTACCGGATGGGTCTGTAGATGCGGATTCTTTAGCTACGGCAGCAGTTACTTCAGGGAAACTAGCATCTGGGACTGGGGGTAAAGTTGTACAGGTAGTTAATGTAATGAATGGTGCGGTTGCTACAGGAACAACTGTCATGCCAGTAGATGACACCATCCCTCAAAAGACAGAGGGGGTTGAGTTAATGACCCTTGCAATAACTCCAACAAATGCTTCCAATAAATTATTTATTGAATGTGTAGCACATATAAACAATACCGATGGTTCTGCACGATGGAGAGGTGGGGCTTTGTTTCAAGATAGTACAGCAAATGCACTAGCAGCACAGGCCGTTTCTGCCTCATCCACATTTAGGTCTGTAATCAATTTTTCTCATTATATGACGGCTGGTACAACTTCTGAAACTACTTTCAAGTTGCGTGCAGGAGGAGCAGGAGCAGGAACACAAACTTTTAATGGACACGCAGGAAGTAGACATTTTGGTGGAGTAATGGCCTCATCAATAACAATTACGGAGATAACAGCATGAGTGATATAGGCGCAGTAATCGGTTGGAAACACAACCATCAAGCAGGAATGTGTACATCAGACGGAGTAATCACAGAGTTTCCCGGTGGTATTCCTTCAGCAGCAGATCAAGCTACTTGGACTACAGAATATGCAGCACATTTGGCATCCACTGCATACATAGCTGCTCGTAAAGCTGACTATAAGTCTTTAGAAGAACAACTAGATATGAGATACTGGGATTCAGTGAATAGCACTACTTTATGGGTAGACCATATAGCTAAAGTTAAATCAGACAACCCTAAAGGATAACAAATGGCTCTTTCTAAGATAACAACCGAATCCATTCTTGATGGAGAAATCACGGCAGGGAAGTTAGCTTCTGGCGCCGTACCTGACGAAATAACTAAGTCATCTTCTGATCCTACAGTATCAACTAACCCATCAGGTGGTGTCGGCACTGTGTATTTAAATACAACTTCTGGTGAGATGTTCTCGTGTACTACTGCAACTTCTGGTTCCAATGTTTGGACTAATGTAGGTGAAGGGACAGGGAATGTAGTGCCACTTGTAGCAGCTACAGGAGGAACAGTCACAACATCAGGGGATTACAAGATTCATGTATTCACATCAAGTGGTACTTTTGCAGCTTCTTCTCCGGGTAATCTTGAATATTTAGTAATTGCTGGCGGTGCTTCAGGCGGTGGCTGCGCCCACGGTTCTATTTCCGGTGGAGGTGGTGCGGGGGGTTATAGAAATTCTTACGACAGTGAAACTTCAGGTGGTG